CGTCCATCAATGAGCTCATGGCCATGGTGCTGAACATGCGAAAGAACCTGGATGATCTCCTTCGTGAAGAGCAAGAGGAAGACGCGAAAAAATAATTTCAAAAAGACAGTTGCACTGGTTGCGTAACTGGTGTAAACTGTCTTCACTCAAGAAAGGAGAGATCAGTGCGCAAGCGTAGCAAGTACAGACCAAAGGGCGTGATCTTTGACACTGTCAATCATGTGTTGTCTGGCATGAAGCGGGTAGGCTCTATTGGCCCTGGAACGACGCTCAAGATCAAAAACCATGCAGCTTTGGAATCGGTTCGCCGTGGTGAGGCCACGCGAGACGACATCGACATCTTGATTGCTGCATTCAACATCACTGAGGCGCTGGCCATCTTGCGCATTGGTGATGAGTACAAGGACGAGATTCGGGCCGCGCAGGACGCGCTGTTGGAATTGGGACGCCGCGGCGCGGAAACTGGCAAGTTTATTTTGCGCGGACCCGATCTCACCAAATTCAACTTGGCGATGGAAATCCATGACGCTCAGTTGGATGCATGTACTGTATCAGAACTGGAGAAGGCAATTGACCTGGTTGAGCTTTTTGTGCGCCAGAAGAAAGCCCGTTTGATTGTGGAGAAAAAGAATGTCGAAAAAGAAATCCGAGGCAGGACAAATGAATGACCTGACACCGTTATCACAAGAGGAGCTCAAGGCTTGGTGGCCCTTTGAGCGTTTGGACCCGAAGAGGTTCCCCAAGCAGTCCAAGGCCCCGCAACACGATCCGCTGGAAGATGCGGAAGAAGCACTCTTATAAGGAGAATGGAAATGGCTAAGCCCATCGCAGTACGAACCCTGAAGGTCATGGAGTACCTTCGAAAACACCCGGATGCTCCCGTTGCCAAGGTGGCAGGGGAGTTCAATATGGCCCTGTCGCAGGTCTACGGTATCCGCAAGCGCGTTCGACAAGAGGACACACCGGAGAGCCTGGACGCCGCGTTTGGGGTCTCGATCAAGGACATCCCTGACCATCCGGCTGAGGTCGCGACCAAGGAAGCAATTGACAAAGCCATGAACACGGTCACGGTGACCAGCGTCGATTCCGTGCTCAACGACCGGGCCAAGGACTACGGCAAGTTCATCGAAGGCGCAGAGATCATGCAGATGCTCAAGCGCTTGGTGCACAACTACATCGAGGTGCGGGGCACGCAGCTGGCTTTTGATCAGCGCGAGGCGATCGACATGATCATCCACAAGCTGGGCCGCATCATCAATGGCAACCCCGACAAGGTGGACCACTGGACCGATATTGCAGGCTACTCAAAGCTGGTGGCCGACCGTCTTGAGGGGAATGTGCGATGAACTACCAGGACATTCAATCCCAGGAAAGGTACGCGGATCGCCTGCAAGCCCAAGCAGGCTACGGCAACGCAATTTCGGGAGGCCAGGGTCTGTACGCCGAGCAAAAGCGCCAGAGCGGTGTTCAGCGCGAGCTGCAGCAAATGGAGAAAAACCTCAGCGCCCTCCACACGGTGATCGACATGCTCAATGAGCGTTTGTCCTTCATCAACATTCCCTCACCCGAAACAGTGTCCTCCCGCGGCATGGATATCTCGTCGGGGTCGGCTATGACGCATCAGCTCAGCTCGTTTAACAGCATGTTGGCGGAGCAGGTCCGTCGTCTGGAATCACTCAATCAAGGAATCGATCTATGAGCAACCTTCTTGGCATCGGCCTGGTCATCTGGGTCATTGGCGCGTGGTTCACGCATGTGGTCACTTGCATCCAGACAGCTTCCTGGCTGTTCTTGTTGGCAGGCGCCATCTTCTTCCCGATTGGCTGGATCCACGGCACGGGCATCTGGTTTGGGTGGTTTTAAGGAGCAATCATGGACATCGAACAATTGAAACTTATTCTGGAAACGCTGCAAAGTGTTGGCCACGAGGCAAGCTCACTGACAATGCTTTGGATGTGGCTGAAGTTTGGCGCAGCCATTCTTAATGTGGTCTTCTGGGGCATCATCATTGTTGGCGTCGCACATGCAATTGGACGTGCATGGCGTGCGCTAGAGGGCGACACACGAGCGGATCGTTTCCTACGAGATATGCGAGACGTATTGGGCACAGGGACAGGCGGTTGTCTGACAGAAGTGGAGTATGACCGCACAACGTCGCTGCTACGGCGCTTGGCCGAAGAGTATCGTGCTCAAAAGAAGGACAAGTAATGGCCTATGCCCGCTGGAGCAGCATGAACCACAGCTGCGACATCTACCTGTATGCGGACGCGGGCGGAGGCTATACCTGCCATGTCGCTAAGAGCAGGCGCGTCTCTGACGTGCCCTGCCCTGAGCTGCCGCAGAAGTTTTGGGAGCGCCCGGTAGACGAAGTCAGTGCGCTCTTGAAGGCGCAGCAGGCATGGGTGCAGACGACGACTCTCGAGCCGATAGGCCTGCCGCATGACGGCAGGTCCTTCTACAACTACCACCGCGATGAGATGGTGGAGATTCTCAAGATGCTCAAGGAAGCGGGCTACCGCATGCCTGAAGATCTGATCGATGTGATTGCATCCGAGGAGGATGAAGCGAAATGAACACGACACGCATAAAGCCCGAGCACGCTCGGGAGATGGTCCTCAATACGTTGAGGGCGCATCATTTCCAGGCACGCACGTCGGAGCTCGCTGCCTGGACGGGCCTGCCGTCCTCGGTGGTGCGCAGAGCGGGCCTGTACCTGGCTTCCAAGCAGCAGCTGGACGCCCGCCTGGAGCCGGGGCGCGGCAAGGGTGAATATGTCTTCACCATCGTGCAGCTCGATCTGTTTGAGGACACGCCCAAAGACCTGTCCATCTGGCAGAAGATCAAGCGCTGGTTCCAATGAAAACGGCCCCTAGGGGCCGTTTCTACTTGCTTCTCCAATCCAGCCAGTCGTCAAGACGTTCGTGCGCCCATTTGCGCATGGTCTCTGAATCCACATGCTCGCCCGACGCCAGGATTTCAAATCGGTTCAGGCACACAGTGGCCTTGACTGTCCCGATCGTTTGATTCCAGGACGTTGGGTCCATGGGATATGACCACTGAACCTGCTGCATCGGGGCCACTGAAAAGATCACTCCAGTCTTCACTTTGCTTCTCCCCAGCTTGGGCCAACTTCAACGTCGCAGCGGCTTGGCACTTCCAGGCGCACCGCTTCAGCCATGATCCTGGCTGCTTCTTCCGCGTCGGACTTGGCTTTCACACTCAGCGCCACTTCGTCGTGCACTTGCAGGATGGGGTCAAATCCGGCCTTTTTCAGCGCCACCATGGCCGCTTTGGTCTGGTCTGCGGCTGACCCCTGGATCAGACGGTTCAGGCCCTTGTAGGTGCCCGCCCGCTTGATCCGCTGGCCGTATTCCATCACCGCCTGCTCACGCGGCAGCGCCTTGTTCACGCCCCACTCCATCGGCTCCCACAGCGGGAAGCGGCATTTGCGGCCCAGCAGCGTGCGAACGGCGCCGCCAGCCGCCGGGTGATCAATGCGCTTCATCACCGCGTTGACGGTGCCCTTGAGGAACGGGACGTTGTGGTGGAAGCGGGTAATCAGCTCGTCCGCCTCGCTCAGGTCCAGGTCCAGCTGGTGAGCCAGCTTGTTCTTGCCCATGCCGTACATCAGGCCCAGGCCGATCGTCTTGGCCGCCTTGCGCTTGATCCCGGCCATGTCCGCGACCATCTGGTGGAAGTCGGTATTGGGGTCGTTGCGGTAGGCGTCGACCATGACGTCTGCCCCGGGCAAATCCAGCAGTGATGCGTAGTGCACCAGCAGGCGGGGCTCCTGGGAGCTGAAGTCGTTGGAAGCCCACATCTCCCCCTGCTCCGGCAGGAACAGGCCTCGGACCATCGGGCCGATGATCTCGTGGCGGGCAGGGACCTGTTGGAGGTTGGGGTTGGCCATGGACAGGCGCCCGGTCACCGTGCCGCCGTCATCCGATCGCATCTGGTTGACGTGCGGATGGATGCGCCCGGTCTTGGCGCTGAAGTCCATGTACGGCTGCAGGAACGTGCTGTGCGTCTTGTTGGTCTCGCGGGCCTCGACGATCATCTTGGCCAGTGGATGGCTGTGGTTGTCCAGGAAAAGTTTTGTAAAGCTGGGCAGCCCGTTGGCGGTCTTGCTGTACTGGATGCCGAGCTTGTCGAACGCTGCAGCAATCGACTGCGCGGCCCAGATGTCCACCTTCTGGCCGACCTGGGACTTCATCTCCTGCATGAGCTGGTGCTCGCGCACCTTCATGCGGTCGATCAGCATGGCGCACTGCTCGCGGTCAAAGCGGATGCCGCGGCGGGTCATCTCCAGCAGCACCGGGAAGACGTCGGTCTCCAGGTTGAAGATGGATTCCACCTCATCCTGGCGCATCTTGATCTTGAAGTGCTGCCAGAGCTTGAGGGTCAGCGCCGCGTCCTGCTCGGCGTACTCGCCGACGTACATGGCCGGGAGCTTCCACAGCTCCTTTTTAGGATGGACACCGAAATCGGCTGCGGCCTGCTTGAGGCCCTGCTCACTTTTGACTTCCTGGAGGTAGTCGAATCCCAGCGCATTGAGGCTGTAGCTGAATCGGTTCTCGTCCAAAAGCGGGGCTGCCAGCATTGTGTCGAATATTCGGCCAGCAATCTCGAATCCACTTGCACCCAGCCACCCGGCGTCATAGGCGGCGTTGTGCATGATTTTGTCGGCAGGGGTGGCGAGGACATCTTTGATCCAGGACTCCACACGCCTTTTATCCAGATTGCCACCTCCAGCATGAGCCACAGGGTAATAGCCGCTCCAACCATCGACGGCCACGGCATATCCAACAATAAAACCGTCACCACGAGGCCAGCCAGGGCCGTAGGTCTCCATGTTGGGGTCACAGGTTTCGAGGTCAATTGCTATCTCCTTGGCTGTGGATAAGTTGGGGAAAGTTTCTGGGGCGACCCACTCGGTCGGGGTCGGGAACATCGGAATGGTTCTCACAGTCGGAATCCTTTTTCTGCATGCTTGGGCAGCACTAAATGCAATGACTTCTTGGCACGCGTGATGCCTACGTAGAAGAGCCGGTGAATGTTGTCGCCGTTATTTGCAAATTCCTTCGCAAACTTTGGCGAAAGGTCCATGAGCAGCAAGACGTTGTCCGCCTCCCCGCCCTTGGCGCCGTGGATTGTGGATAACCTGATGCGGTTGATTGTGGATAGCTTCGTCTTCCTGCGCAGCACTGCCACCAGGTAATCGCGCTTGTCCTCGGCAATCCGGCCCAGGGCCTCGTGCCAGATGGGGGCACCCAGCAGCCCGTGATCGCGCTTGAGGGTATCCAGGCCGTAGTAAGCGGTGGGGTCACCGCTCTTGAAGGTCCGGTGGCCTCGGGCCACGAACTCTGGCCCGAGGTACTTGTACAGCTCGGCGACATCCGCGCCGATGATGTCTTCGCCCCGGCGCAGGTGCTCCCAGTTTTGCACGGCGTGGATCATCTTCACGTTCAGGCTGGGGACCCCAGATCGCTCGAACAGGAGTCCTTGACTTTTGAGCCATTCGTGGATCGGGTTGAGCATGTAGTTGGTGGCGGCCAGGATGAGCCACTGGCCTT